TACGACGCCTCGGCGGTGGTGCAGGTCAAGCTCTGATCCGCTGTAGCCAATCACACCAGGCCGCCTTCGGGCGGCCTTTTCATTTCCGGAGGCCGTCATGGCTGCAACCGTTCGCATCGTGCAAAAGAATGGCGCCGGCGCAACCGCGACCGATGCCGCCGGCGGCGTCCGCTTCAAAAACGCCGACAACGCCACCGTCGACCTGAACAACCCCCTGGTCAAGCCGACCAGCGGCAGCGACTTCAGCTTCGAGAAGTGGCTTCGCCTGGAGGTGACCGGCGGCACCTACAGCCAGATCACGAACATCAAGGCCTACAGCGACGGCACGAACAGCCTGGGCACTGGCGTGCTGCTGTGGGCCAAGGCTGTGACCACCTACGCCACGCCGGCCGAGGCCACCGCCACCACCGGCTACAACAACTTCTTTGGCTACACGTCTGGCTCGGCACTTAGCCTGGGTGCCGGCCCCTACACCAGCACCGGCGAGAAGGGTGACCACCTGGTGATGATGTGTGAAGTGCAGTCCACCGCTTCGGGCGGCCTGGCGCAAGGGGACTCCGTCTATTTCTCGTGGGATGAAGTTTGACGGTCAACCAACGCCTGTCAGCCGATCAACACGCCGCCCATGAGGCGGCTTTCTCTTTCCCGCCCTCATGACCGACCCCGCCCCCTTCGAAATCGCGACCGACACCCAAAGCGGCATGCGCGCGGCCACCAACGGCTCCGTGCGTGTCGCTCTGCATGACGAAGAGGGCGTGATCTTCCGCCGCCGCGGCGTGATGGCTATCGGCCCTCGGGCCGGTTCGCACGTCGAGTGGGTTGTGGTCGAGCTGGCTGGCGTGCGCGTGTACGTCGACAGCGCGAGCGGCTCGGTCGTTGTGTCGCGCCAAGACATCCGCCCCTGATTCGCCCGGAGAACCTGCCATGCCTCTCTTTTCCGTTTCGCGTGCCCGCACCACGCTCAGCACGACTGCTGATCTGCTAACCATCGTTGCCAGTGCCACCAAGCCGCTGCGCATCACCGTGATCGACATCAAGGGCATGGACACGGCCAGCGCCGTCAACGAGATCCTCGCGCAGCGCAGCTCCGGCGGCACGACCCCGGGCGGCGCCATCACGCCCAGCAAGCTCAACCCGTCCAGCGCGGCGGCCAGCTTCAGCGTCTACACGACGTGGAGCGCGCAACCGACGCTCGACGGCGCGATCATGTGGCGCTTCGGCCCGAACGCCAACGGCGGCATTGACAAGTACGTCGCGCCCCCGGGCTGGGAAATCCCGGTGCCGGTCGGTGGCCAGCTCAGCATCCGCAGTGCCAGCGGCACCGGCAACGTGACGATCAACCTGGCGATCGAAGAGATCGACGGCTGAGCCATGGCATACGGTAGGCCCTACGCAGTGCGCGCCGGAATGGGACGCCCGCAGCGCCGACGCCCGTCGGAGTCGTATGCGCAGCCGGCATCTGCCATTGCATCGGGCCCGCTGTCCCTGGCCCTGCAGTACCAGCGCCTGCTGTCTGCTGGCCTGTCCACACAAGTAGACCTGCCGGCGCAGGGCTCCACAGATTTCCGCTACGTCGGCCCCACCGCCACGGGCAGCGGTTCAGGCCTGGACTGGGCCAACGTTGCCTCGTGGAGCTCGGTCGCGTTCACGCGCGGCCTCACGTACTACCTCAAGAGCGGCACGTACAACGCCACGCGCACCCTCGGCACCGCCACCCAGGGCAGCCTCTACATCACGATCAAGAAAGCCACGGCCTCGGATCACGGCACCGACACCGGCTGGAGCAGCGCTTTCGGTACCGGCCAAGCCTACTTCACGAGCCAGCTCGAGCCGATCACGATCAACACCAGCAACTGGATCATCGACGGCAACACGCGCAACGAGGCCAACTGGTTCGACGGCGACAGCTACGGCATCCGCATCGACCACTCGACGTCAGGCGGCAACGGCACGACCACCGGCCCCGGCGGCAACGCCCGCGGCCAGAACATCCGCTTCGGCGGCACCGCGGTCAACAACGTCACCGTCACGCGCTGCTACTGCTACGGCATCGGCCCGCAGACCGACAGCAACTACCGGCCGTACACGTTCGACACCGACTCCAACGACATCCAGGGTACGGGGATCGTCTTCAGCCGCAACTACATCAACCGCAGCTCCAACGTTTTCTTCATCCGTCAGACCGATGGCTGCGTGATCGAATACAACGCCTGCGAGAACGCGTGGAGCAACGGCACGCACCACGGCGAAATCGTCAACGTGTATTTCTCGGTGTTCGACACCGTCATCCGGCACAACGTCTGGCGCAACAGCTATCAGTCGGGGCTCGGCGGCACCGCGCTCATCGCCGTGGCGGTGAACCGGTCGCAGTCGCGCAAACCCGCGATCTTCGTCTACGGCAACGTTTTCGACACGTTCTATGTCGGCGACGCTGCCATAGGCTTCCTTGGCAACCCGACAAACGGCGGCAACGGCACTGGCTGCGTGATCGTCAACAACACGTTCATTCGCGGCCTGGAGGGCAACGCCGGCATCCAGTTTCCTGATGGCAGCGGCAACACCGTGCGCAACAACCTCTGGATCGGAAGCGGCGGCTCCATCACTGCCGGCAGCGGGTCCGTGGTGTCGCACAACGCGTTCTCGAACACGAGCTACAGCGGCTCCGGCACGAACGCCATCTTCAGCGTGCCGACGTCCATCTTCCAGAACTACGCCGGCGCCGATTACCACATCGCCAGCACCGCCAGCTTTGCGGCCGGCATCGACCTGGCGGCGCCGTACGACATCGACATGGATGGCGTCCCGCGCGTGACCGGCAACTGGACCCGCGGCGCTTACCAGCGAGTTTGACCCATGGCAGCACCAACCTTTGTCACCTCGGTAAACACGAGCACTTGGGCCCAGGCCTTCGGCAGCGCGTTGACGATGGCCGTCACGACGCAGGTCGGCGACCTGCTCGTCGTGGTAGGCACGCTCAAGAGCCACATCGATGGCCTGGTCGTCAGCGACAGCGCGACGAACACGTACACGCAGCGCGCGGACGTTGCTGTCGACTCGTCGCACGCCGAGCTCTACATCTGGACCGCCACCGCGTCCACGGCGGCGTCCGTGACGATCTCGGTCTCGCGCGGCGCTGGCACTGAAGGAGACGATGGCATCGTTTTCGGCGCCGTCGCGTACCAGTTCCGCAGCGCAGGCGGCGTCGGTGCCGTGGTGTCCGGCTCCGGTACCGGTACGGCCCCGTCTGTGAATATGACGACAACCGGCGCCAACTCGGCGGCAGTGATGTTCATCGGGGACCGCGCGGCAACGGCGCTGACGTCGCAGACGTACCGCAGCAACGCCGGGACGTTCACGCAACGCACTGCTGCCGTTGCGCAGAACAACGACACGCTGGCCAACGAGTACTGCGTGTACCACGGCTACCACGCCGATGCCGGCGCCACCGGCACGTACGCGCTGGGCATGACGGCGCCGGCTTCACAGACCTGGACGCTGGCTGCTATCGAAGTCCTTGGGTCCGGTAGCAGCCAGTCCCAGGTGCCCCGGTCCATGCATCAATACCGCCAGAGGTTCGCGCAATGACCATTCTTCTCAAGCAAAGCACTGCCGTCACCCTGGTGCTCGGCCCGTTCACTGACAGCACCGATGGCGTCACCGCCGAGACGGCGCTTTCTCTCACGCAAGCCAAGGTCCGCGTGAGCAAGAACGCTGCGGCGTTCGCTCAGAAATCGGACACGACGACGGCCACGCACATGGAAAACGGCTACTACTCGGTGCCGCTCAATGCCACCGACACCGGTACGCTGGGGCGGCTGCGCGTAGCCGTGAACGAGACCGGTGCTTGCCCGGTGTGGCAGGACTTCATGGTTGTGCCGTCGAACGTGTACGAGAGCCTGGTGGGTGGCACCGAGTGGCTGGAAACCACGGGCTTGCGCGCGGACTTCAGCATCTCCGGCGCAACGCTGACGGTGAAGAAGCAGGACGGCTCCACCACGCAGTTCACGCAGACGCTGACCACCGACGCCGCAGCCGTTCCCATCGTCGGCGCAGCCTGAGGTAAATCGTGGCGGGCGGTTTTCGCTCGCTGGCGCTGCCGGAACTGGGTGGCGTCAGTGCGCTCGGCCCTGGGCGCACCACCTCCGCTGGGCTCTCGGTAGCCGTCAGCACAAAGCCCACGGCCAGCGCCGGCCTGAGCGCGCTGGTGCGCCTGGACGGCGGCTGGCGCAGTGTTGCGCTGTTGGAGTTGGGCGGTATCAGCGGGCCGCGCACGGGCGTGACCATCAGTGCGCCGCTGAGCATCTACATCCGGCAGGGCGGTTTCCGCAGTGCCGCGCTGCTTGAGCTCGGCGGTGTCGGCGCCGTCTCAGTCCCGGTTTCCAAGGCCAATGCGGCGCTGTCCGTCGTGGTCCAGCAGGCCGGCTCTGTGTCGGCGCTGCTGTCGGCGCCGGTGCAGGCTGCGCGCACGGCCAGCACCGAACTGAGCGCGCAGATCGTCACGACGGCCAGCGGTTTCCGCGGCCTGGCACTCCTGGAAGCGGGCGGCATCTCGGCGGCACCTCCGCAGACGCCCCAGGTGCCGGCGTACGACGAAGGCCTGCCCCAAGCGTGGGCTGCCGACATCGGCTGGTCGGCGGTCTACGCATACCAGCCCCTTGGCGTGCAGCCGGCGTTCAACCAGCGCAGCGCCACGCTGGACGCAGCGCTGTCGGTCAGCGTGTACGAGCCGCGCTCGACCGAAGTGCCGCTGTCGTCGGCCGTGCTGGAGGCGCGCTCGGCTGGGCTGGGGCTGAGCATCTACATCCGCCAGGACGGCGGCTTCCGCGGCCTTGCCGTGCTCGAGCTCGGTGGCATTGCTGCCGTGCCGCCGCAGACACCGGGCGTCCCGTTCTACGACGACGGCACGCCGCTGGCCTGGTCGGCTGACATCGGCTGGTCCGCGACGTACGCGCATGAGCAGGTCGGCATGCCGGTTTTTAACCGGGTGTCCAACGCGGAAGCCGAGATCCAGCTCAGCGCGGCCGTTCGCTTCAGCGCCACTCTGACGGCCGGGCTCTCGCTGCAGGTCTACTCCAACCCTGAGCTTGCGACGGCTCTGTCGGTGGCCATCGAGGCGTCGACGGAGCTGCCCGCCGATGTCTCGGTCGCGGTGCTCGACCGGCCCGTCGCAGTGGCAACCCTAGGCGTTTGCGTCATCACGCCGCTGACGGTGCAAGCCGAGCTGTCCGCCGCGGTTTCGGCGACCGTCGAACTGGCGACGGCGCTGGACGTTGCCGTGAGCGCTGAGCAGACAGCTGTGGCGGCACTGGGCGCTGTCGTGGCGCTTCGCGGCGACGTGTCTGCCGGCCTGTCGCTGGTGGTGCTGGAGCAGCACGCTGCGCCCATCGGCGCGAGCGTGGCTGTGCAGGCCCCGCACGAGATGGGTACGGCGCTGACCGCCGGCGTGCTGGTCAGCATCGAGGCGCCGGGCGTCGCCGTCAGCGCGCAGATCGTTGAGACCGTCGTCGGCAGCGTGCCGGTACCGGTGAGCGCGGCGGTGCAGCTGCTCGGCGCCGCCTCGTCGCCACTCTCGGCTGCGGTCGCCGCATCGAAGAGCGCCGCCGCGAACCTGGAGGTGTTTGTAGCCACCGGCCGCCGGCTGGTGCTCAACACGTCCGCCTATGTCGTTCCGGCCATCGTCTACACGCCCGCGCCCAGCGGCGACGGCTACAGCCCGGCCAGGCCGGGAGCAACGCGCCCGCGCAGCGGCGGAACAAAGAGACCTTCGAGGTAGCTGTGCCGACGATCAAGATTACGGACGCGAGCACTGAACCGGTGTCCCTCGCAGAGGCAAAGCTGCACCTGCGCGTCGATGCCAGCGCGACGGACGAGGATGCGCTGATCGGCGCACTCATCACGGCGGCGCGTCAGATGGCCGAAGGCGAGCTGCAGCGCACGCTGGTGTCGACGCTCTGGGAACTGCGCACCGACGGCTTCTCTGATGCCCTGCGCCTGGACTGGCCGCGCGTGCAGGGGGTCGAATCGCTGCAGTTCCTGGACGCCGACGGCGTGCTGCGCACCCTGGATCCGGCGGACTACGTGCTTGACGCATCGAGCGACGCCGGACCGGCCTGGCTCGTGCCGGCGCGCGGCAAAGCGTGGCCGGACACGAGCGACGAGATCAATGCCGTGCGGGTGCGCTACACGGCCGGCTACGGCGACAGCGCCGACGATGTGCCGGCGGCGATCCGGCAGTGGATCTTGCTGCACGTCGGCGCCATGTACGACCGCCGCGAGGCCGTGGATGCGGCAGGCATGCAGCCTCTGTCGTTCCTGTGCAGCCTCCTGGATCCGTACCGGGTGTTCGGCTGATGGGCGCGGGCCAGTACGACACGCAGGTGGCGCTGCACAAGCGCCAGTCCGGCCAGGACGCCGCCGGGCAGCCGGTGCAGACGTGGACGGTGTTCGCCGCCGGCGTCTGGGCCGACGTGCGCCACCTCTCCGGCCTCGAAGCCATCAAGGCCGGCGCCGACACGTCGACGACGCGCGCATCAGTGCGCATCCGCTGGCGCGCGGGAATCGACGCCGGCATGCGCGTCGTGTCGGGCGCAACGACATACGAAATCCAGTCCGTCCTGCCGAATCGGCGCGGCGGCTACATCGACCTGGCCTGCGAGGCCGTCAACGTCCGGACCTGACTCATGGCCAAGGAGTTTCACGACAGCGTCGCCCAGCCGGTGACGGTCACGGGCACGGGTAACGCGACGCTGTCCACGACCACGTCATACCCGGCCCGGCGCACGCTGCAGTCCGTCGTGTCGGCTGGTGCCGTTGTGCAGTACCGCATCGCGGCGGTGGACGCCAACGGCATCGAGACCGGCGAATGGGAGACGGGCGAGGGCACGTACCTGGGCAGTGACATCTTTCAGCGCACCACGCCGGATGCCGGCGCAAGCAGCGCTGGCGGCAGCGCCGTCCCGGTGAACTTCGCTGCCGGCACGACAAAGAAATTCACGCTCTCCATCAACGCGGACGTGCTGCGGCTGCTCGCCGCGATGACCGGCGGCGCATCGCTGACATACGACAGCGACGGCGACGTCGCCACCGCAACGATCAACAGCACGACGTTCACGCTGGGCTACACGACCGTCGCCGGGAAGAAGACCTGGACCTCGGCCACCGGCGGCGGCGCAACGATCACCCTGAACTACGACAGCAACGGTCGGTTCGTGTCGTACTCCTGAGTCCTGAGGAATCATGGCAGACATCCCCTTCTTTCTCGGGACGATTCCCGGCGGCGTCGAGTTGCGCGGCGCCGGCGATGGGCCGGCGGAGATTGCGTTTCCGCTCGTCTCGCTTGCGGAGCCGGCAGGCCTCATCTACACGATCCAGTCCGCAAACGTCGCGCAGACGCTGGCCGCCGCGCGCGCAGACCGCAAGGGCTGGGCACTGCAGAACTTCGAGGCCGACGAGCTGTGGTGGGATTACACGAACAACCCGGTGCCATACAAGTGCTTCCGGATTGACCCCTACGCCTTCTGGATCTGCCCGCCTGACCTGTTGACCGGAGCCGTCATCAAGATCATGGGCGGTCGCGCCACGCAGCGCTTCTGCTTCCGCGAGGCCTTCTGATGTACGGCGGCCTCTTCGTTCCGAACACGAACCCGACGTCGCGGCTGTTCCGCCTGACAGCGGACGCCGGCGACACGGCGGCGCCTGGCAACACCAGCATGCGTGCCATGGCTGGCTGTGTGTGCACGGTGCCGGCCAACGCGTTGCGCGTGGGCGATCTGCTGCGCATCTACGTGGCGATCGGCAAGGGCACGAACTCCACCTCGTCAACTACGGATGCCATCCAGACGGCGCTGTATGCGGGTGCAAATGGCAACCTGACCGACACGCCGATCAGTTCGTTCGGCATCACGACGAACACGACCACGACCACAGCCGGTTGGTCCACGGAGTGGCGAATCCTCAGCAACACGACGATGCGCAAGCAGGGCGCCGGCAGCGGCTTCTCAAGCATGTCAGCCCAGATCACGAACGTCCGCCCGGCCATCGACACGATCCCGAACATCACCGCCGGTTTCAAGCTCACGCTCGCCGCGGCCATGACGGCATCTGGCGCGTCCGAGTGGTGCGTCGTGCAGGACTTCCGGATCTACGTGGAGCGTTGACATGGCGACGGTCTACAAGTGGTATCCAGGCCACTACCTGCTAGAAGCCGGCAACGCCTCGAACGCCAATCGCAACACCATCGACAACGGCCTGATCGACAAGATCGCTGGCACCGGCACCAACCTCATCCCCAACATCCGCGGCATTCAAAAGCGGTTCACGTGGCGGCAGCTGGAGCCCACGCGCGGCGCCTACAACTTCACGCCGATCCTCAACGACCTCCAGAAGTTCAAGGACGAGACGGGCTCCACACCGTACCCGCGTTACCTGCGCATCCTCCTCATGTACAAGGGCATCGGCGGGAAAGGCGCGCCGAACTACCTGAGCGTCACCACCGATCCAGGCTACGACTCGGCATTTGGTCCCGGCATCTACAACTGGAACGGCACGTCGAACGAACACCCGTGCTTCTGGCTTCCCGCCGTCGAAGAACGCTTCGCCCTGTTCCTGGATGCCATGGGTGCGGCGCTGGACAGCATCGGCCGCCCGGCTGGCGATCCCCGGTATTTTCTGAGCACGGTGGACTTCAACGAGACGAGCTGGGGTCCGACGCCGACGGACGACCAGAAGAACAAGATGGGCGAGGCTCTCAAGCGCCTGCAACTGCGCCTGAAAGCGGCCTTCCCGACCACAATCTGCGGTCACTTCCTGAACTTCCCGAACACCGCAAGCTACAGCGTCCTCAAGGTGTTGGCGCCGCACATGCGCGACAACGGGCTGACGTTGGGTGGCCCCGACACATGGTGGAACGACACGAGCGTCGAGGGTCCGCCGCTGGGTAATGGCGTCTACGGCTACTACGACGACGCCAGCGGCCTCACGGCCATCAGCCCGTCGGTGCAGAACCAGAACTTCAACCACGACAGCCACGCCAACGCCACGTCCGACCCGCCGATCTACAACGACCAGATCATCGATGGCCCGAATGGACTGCAGCCGCTGTATGACCGTGTGACGACAGCCGGCACGACGATCGCTGGCACGTTCCGCCCTGGCCTGCGTGGCACGCACATCACATGGCAAGCGGCGCCCTGGCGCATCTACCGCCCGACCGACGGCGCAACGGCCACCGGTCCGATCATCTGGGACACGATCCGCAACTTCTTCCTGAACAAGTGGCTCACGGGCCCGGACGCCGGAAACATCACGCCAGGCATCAACGCAACGTCTATTCCGGTCCGACTCGACAACAACTCGCCGACGACGCCGGCCACGCCCACGCTGGCGCTGACGACGGACACCGGCCCGATCACCGCCGACCTCATCACGGCCAATGCCGCGGTGACGGTGACAGGCGCGACAGTGGGCGCTGTCATCGAGTACGCAACAGCACTCACTGGCCCGTGGAACACCGCCGTGCCGGCCCCGGTGCAGGGTAGCAACACCTGGTACGCGCGCCAGGTCGTCAGCGGCGTACCCAGCGCTGCCTCGGCGCCGCTCACATTCCAGTTCGACAACACCATTCCCGTGCTGCTGCGAGCCACCGTCACCGGCAACGTGCTGCTGCTGACGTACGACGACGCGCAGAACCTCACCAATGCCGCTGGGTTCAAGGCCGTGGCCGCGAACTTCTCGGTCAAGAACGGCAGCACGACGGTGCCGGTGTCTGGTACGTTCGTGAGCGAGCCGCTCAAGCGGCAGCGCTTGGATCTTGGCGTGACGCTGGTCGGCGGCGAGACGATCACGGTGAGCTACACGCAGCCGACGAGCGGCACGGCACGGCTGCAGGACATGGCCGGCAACTACGCGGCAAACCTGGTCAACGAGCCGGTGATCAACACCACCGGCATGTCGGCGCCGACCACCACGGCCACGATCACGACGGCCGGCGGCGTGGCCGACGGCGGCTACAGCAACGCCGCCGCGCCGGTGCTGGTGGGCACGCTCAGCGCGCCGCTGGCCGGACAGGAGGAGTTGGAAATCCAGCGCTCGTCCGCCGGTGGCGGGTTCGCAACCATCGGCTACGCGACGGCAGTCACCGGCACGAGTTGGAGCTACACCGACACGACGCTGGCCGAGGCCGTGCACGTCTACCGTGCTCGCGTGCGGCTGGGCGATCTGCTGGGCGCGTTCAGCGCGAGCGTCACCGTCACGCTGGACCGCACGCCGTCGCCTGCGCCTTCGGCCGCGAGTGTCACGGTCTCGTATGGCACGGCGCCGCGCCTGGTCGGCACATGGAGCGCGGGCGACGGCGACACGCTGTCCGTGTCCGTGGGCCCGCAGAGCTACACGACGGCCAACGGCCTCGTGACCGTAGGCACGGCATGGACGCTGGACCTGCCGCCGCAGCTGCCGGGCCGCTACGACATCTCCGCGCGCACGACGGACCGCGCCGGCAACGTCTCGCTGAGCGAAGAGGATGCCGACCTCGTTGTGCTGCCGCAGCCCTCCATCAACCACGCCCGCCTGGCTAAGGCGCGCCGCCGGCCCTGAGTCATGCCCAGCTTCTCCATCGACGTCGACATCGACGGCCTGCTCAGCAGCGTCGACGCCATGCAGGATCGCGCCGAGGCCGCGGCGCGCCCGGCCGCTCAAGCTGCGGCGCAGGTGCTCTATGACGCGGTCCGAGCCAACGTTGCGCGCATCAAAAAGCACACCGGCAACCTGGACCGCTCGATCTACCAGGCCTACAGCATCGACAACAGCGGCCCCGGCCGCGCCACTTACCACATCAGCTGGAACGCCAAGAAGGCCCCGCACGGGCACCTCGTGGAGTACGGGCACATGCAGCGCTACGTCTACTACCAGGATGACGCCGGCAACATCCGGCCGATGGTGCGCCCCGGCAAGGAGGGCACGCCAAAGCCCAAGCAGCGCGCCTCGCAGGCCGTGAAGGACGCGTACTACGTGCCACTGGAGGGCGGTCCGCGACTCGTTGCCGCGCGCCCGTTCATTCGGCCGGCCGTGGCGAAGATGAACGAGGCCATGGACGAAGCCAAGCGTGTGGCGCTGGACTACATCCTGGGCAAGCAGCCATGAGCCTGGAGTCCGCACTGCGCGATGTGCTGCAGGGGATCTGCCCGCGCGCGTTCCCTGATGTCGCGCCGGCCGGCACGGAGCCGCCGTACCTCGTCTGGCAGCAGATCGGCGGCCGCACGACCAACTACACGGACGATGTGGTGCCGGACGAGGAGAACGCGTTCGTGCAGATCGAGGCCTGGGCGCACACGCGGGTCGAGGCCAACGGCCTGATGCGGCAGATCGAGGCTGCGATGGTCGTTGCGCCTGCATTCACGGCCAGGCCGATGAGCGCCATGAGCGCCGCGCCCAGCGACGACGAGAACCTGCGTGGCGCCATGGCCGACTTCGACATCTGGATAGACCGGTAGCCCACAACTGAATCCGGCCGCGAGGCCAACCAGCAAGCCGCCCCTGAGGCGGTTTTTTCATGCCCGCGCTGCGGGCTTTTCCATTTGGGAGCCCACAAATGCCCACCGTACCGACCGGCACCATCTATGCCGTGGCCACGGTCTTCGCGTCGGCGAAGACGGTCACGGCGATCACCAACGCCACCGAGGCCGTCGTGTCCAGCACCGCACACGGCTACAGCAACGGCGACTACGTCGAGATCACGACCGGCTGGGGCCGCCTGAACAAGCGCGCGTTCCGGGTGAAATCCGTTGCGACCGACAGCTTCACGCTCGAAGGCGCGAACACCACGAACACCGAGTTCTATCCGTCCGGCTCGTCCGCTGGCACGGTGCGCAAGGTCACGACCTGGCAGCAGATCAGCAAGATCATGAACCCGCAGACCAGCGGCGGCGACCCAAAGAACATCACCTACAAGTATCTCGAGTCAGATGTAGAAAATTCCAAAAATGACGGGTTTACCGCGGTGCAAGAGTCGTTTGAGATCGATGCGGACGAAATCGGCGGCGCCGGCTACACGGCACTGCAGACGCTCACCGAGGTGCAGTCGGACACGATCATGAAGAAGACGCTGAAGTCCGGCTCGATCATCTTGACGCCGTGCACGGTCGCTCTGAACGAGAACGTGCGCATGCAGGACGGCCAGATCAACCGCAACGTGGTGTCGGTGAACGCCAACAACCGTCCGACTCGATACGCGTCCTGAGCGTGTCTCCTCCGGCCCTTCGCGGGCCGGCTTTACCCCAGCCGGGTCGCGCCCGGCGGGCTTCTTGATCCTCACCACACGACAACACCATGGCTGCAAAGGTCAAGCTGGGCGCGCGCCCGAAAGAGTTCAAGCACACGGTCACGGCGCCGCTGCCGGAGGGCGGGGACGGCTCCATCGAGGTGGCCTACATCTACCGCACGCGCACGGAGTTCGGCCAGTTCGTTGACGCGCAGATGGAGGCCAACGGCGTCAAGGCGGACGGCACGCTGACCGAGGAAGAGAAGTTCACGATGCTGCGCATGCAGATGAAGGCTCGGGACTCGAACGCCAACTACATCATGGGCATCTGCAACGGCTGGAACCTGGACTTCGAGTTCAC